CTGCTCTTGTATTGAATCACGTATATGCTACACTGCAACAATATGGCGATGCATTTGCAATTCCTGGTGGTAAGAAATTGTATTTCTTGTCAGATGCTATTATGATGGCTTCTTCTGCAGCTAAAGCTAAAGATAAAGATGGTAATATTTACGGTAAAATTATTACTGCTTCTGTGAAAAAAGGTCGTGCTGCTAAGGAATTTGCTAAGACTAAGTTCTTGATTGAACATTCAGGTGGTATTAATCCGTATTTTGGTTTGTTAGATGACGCTATTGATGCTGGTGTTGTTATTAAGCCAAAGAATGGTAGATATGCTAGAAACTTCGAAATCATCGATAAAAAGACTGGAGAAGATATTAGCGATATTAATCTTACTACAGGTGAAGCTAAACATTTGTGGAAAGAAGATGAGTTGTATAAAGCAAAATTCTGGATTCCGATTTATCAAAATGAAAAATTCATTAAATATGTCGAACATAAGTTTGCTTTTGAAGATCAAAAGTTGATTGGTGCGACTCAGATTTTCACTGATATGCTCGATGGTACTGCTGAAATTCCAGACGATGAAGAAGACTTAGTTGCTACAACTGATACTCATTCTGGTCAAGTAGAACAGGAAGATGTACAAGATAAAGTCTTAGATAGCGAAGATTAATCGTACAATATTGAAAAGAAAAGCTCAACTTTTTAAAGTTGAGCTTTTTTCTATATTATATAAGAAATAATTTTTTGGAGAAACAATGGTAGACGTAGATTTTGAAAAATTAATTGTTAAAGCTATTTTTGCAAATAACGTTGTACAAGACAAAGTAGTACCATTATTAGATGAAAAATGGTTTAATAACGATGTTCTTACAATGAAAATCGTTTCAAAAATTATTGATTTTCATGTCAAATACGAAACTATGCCGTCTATCACAGACATGCGAGTGTTAATTAAAGATCCTGATGAACTTGCAACATTTGAAGAATGCATGTCTATCAAAGACGAAGATGTAGAATCTGAATTTATTGTTCGGAGAAATTGAAAAGTTTGTTAAGTTAAAGAAATTATGGGCTGTAGCTCAGAATATTATACAGTACTGTAAGACACCAGATGATGAAAAAAATACTGATTCATTTGCAGATCAAGTAGTTGAAGCAGAAACATATGCATTTGATGATGATTTGGGATTTTCATTTATGGATGATCCCGAAAGATTATATGAAGATGTCATCAAAAATGAAAAAATTTATGGTACTGGCGTTAAAGCTCTTGATGAACTATTAAAAGGCGGTTCTCATGAAAAAGCATTACACGTTATTTTAGCTGGTACAAATATCGGTAAGACTATGGCTATGTGTAGTCTGTCGACAAGTATGTTGAAAGCTGGATATAATGTCTTATATATTACATTTGAAGATTCAGAAAATAAGATTGCAAAACGTGTTGCTCAGAATTTGTTTGATTTGACTCAAGATGAATTGAAATTGATGTCAAGAGAAGACTATATTAAGTGTTGGAATAAGTACAAACTTTTGATTAAACAAAATTTGAGAATTAAAGAATTTCCTGAAGATTGTACAAATGCAATGCAATTATCTGCGTTTATTAAAAAATTGATAGAACGTAAGAAATTTACGCCAGATATTGTGTTTATTGATTATATTGGATGTATGATTCCGAATGGAAGAATGAATGCAAATATCAATACAAATACAAAACTTCAATTAATTGCTATGCAAACAAGAGCAATTAGTATGAAATTTGGTTTTCCGATTTGGACTGGTGCTCAATTGAATAGAGAAGGTTATGGTTCAGCTAATGTTGATTTAAATAATGTAGCAGATTCGTTTGCTCAAATGATGAAAGCTGATGGTATTTTAGCATTTACTCAGTCTCCAGAATATTTAGCTAATGGATATTTTGATGTAGAAATTGTAAAGACAAGATTTGGTAATAATAAGCATGAACATCGTACAGTTCGAGTTGATATTGATAAACAAAGAATATTTGATATCGAAAATGACGAATCTACATCAAATAATACAACAGTAGCAGATGTATTAAAGAACAATGCAACAACTGCGTTGAAAGGTATGAAACAAATCGTATTTTAATGAGGAAATGAATAATGTCAAGTTTTACAGATAGTCTCTATACAGAAGATTCAGAACGAAATTCACTAATGAAAAACGACAAATACAACTTCTATGCTGAACTCAAAAAACTTCGGCTTTGACTTTCGGAAACACTGATGAATCTGTAACTGAAGAAGAATTAATTGCGAAGTCTATCATAGACAAAGATACAAGATTACCAACTGCTTTCATTAAAGTATTAGCAGGTGAACTTGATTCAATGTTGCTTTTTAATAAAGCTCTTTTAACTCTTCATAGAGAAAAGAAAACAAATATTGCAGATGCTGTCATTTATTTGACTACAGATTATGTAGAAACTGCAGAATTAATGAAAATTCTTCAAACAAATGTATTAGCAATATTGCAAGCTGAGTTAGCACAGAAGCACAATATTTATCAAGTAACTAACAAGAAACTTTCAAAATTTATGCATTAACAAACTTATGCAAATAACAACTAAACAATTATATTCAAAATTAGACAGTTTGAAAAAACTGTTTTCTTATAAGCGAATTAAGTCAATTTCTTTAGAAAAACTGCCCGATTTGATACAAAAATCGTATGATAATTTGCAATTTCGACCGAAAGTCGATTTTAATATTAGAGTATTTACAAATTTAGCGAATTCAGTCAATGCGAATATCATACCATCTAGTATCATTGAAATTTTCTATTTAGGTGAATTTGTTAGAACAAATTCTTTTCCAAAACTAGCACTGTTTGAGACTGAAGCTACATTTAAAGAAGCTATGCAATTTTATTCTGCAAATGCTGTAATAGCTCAAACTGCAGAAGTTAATTCATTAGCAGCTTCAGCAGATACAAAAATATCAAAATTTATGGGAATGAAGAAGAATGTATTTGATATTCGAGAAGATCAGACAAGTGTGTTGTATGATATGTTAATTTCTGGGAAGATTAATATAATTGTATATGCATATTGTCTTAAAGAGAATTTGATTCATGTAGATTTTTCGAAGATTAAAGATTTGACAGTATATCGAAATAATAAGATCGCAGAATACATTTCAGGTTTTGATTTGAAAAATTCGTTAATTTAAAAAATCTAGCTTTTATAAAAAAAATAAAAAACTACATTTATAAATACTTATGGAACAAAAAGTAAGACACTAATTTTAAGTCAATAATTTAAGTTCCAGAATATAGGCACAAACACAATAACAAAAAGAGAGGTTAAAAATATGCCAGTACGTGATTTCAGTAATTATTTTGCAGCAATTAAGAACACAGCAGAACAACCACGCGAACAAAAGCCACGTGTGAGTTTTACAATTGAAAATCTTTTCAAGCCAACATTCAAGAATGGTAAAGCAGAAGTTGTGATGCGCTTCTTGCCATCTCATCCGAATGAATTTAATCCGTTTATCGAAAATCGTTCTCATATTTACGAATTTGAAGATAAGAAGTTTTTTGGATGCGAATGTTTAGCTAAGTATGGACAACTTTGTCCTATTTGCGAATATAATCATAAGCTTTATACATGCGGTAAGTTTACTAAAGATGAAGCACGTCCGCTTCGTTTGCCGAATGCACGTAGAAAGTTTGTATCTAACGTCTATATCGTAAAGAATGATAATAATCCTGATTCTGAAGGTAAAGTTTATCGTTTTGAATATGGCGTTCAGATTATGGATATGATTCGCGCAGCAGCTGATGGTTATGATGATCCTGAAGAAGGACATCAGGAAGGATTTAATCCATTCGATTATAAATCTGGTGCAAACTTCATTTATAATGGTGTTCAAGGTGCTATGGGACCAAATATTACCAAGTCTAAATTTGGTCATAGAAAGCCAATTTCTGATAAGAAGGGTCGTGCTTTAACTGATAAGGAAATTGAAGAAATTGAAGCTCAGCTTTATACTCTTCAAGAATACGAACAGAAACTTGAAAATGCTCCATCTTTCGATGACATCACAAAACGTTTCGAACAGAAAACTGGTCGTAAGTTGTTTGAAATTTTCAAGGGTACTAAGGAAGAAGTTCCTGAAACAGCAGCAAATACAGCTTCTACAACTACAACAAAGACTGCA